TGGACCAATGGATGGCACAGATATACCATTAGATGATGAAGATTTAACAGATGAAATACATATAGATATGGTAAACCTGAACGGTGCAATCACTGTTCACATATATGCAGAAGACGAAGAAACAGGTAACTATAAATATGAAGGTGAATCTTCACCAGATGATTTATACGAAGAGGAAGAAGATGAGGATGAGTAATGACACAAATGGAGTGGGAACAGGTGCTAGTACTCCTGATGAGTCAGGGGTTCCACATAGTGAAACAGGACAAGCAAACGGAAACGATAACCGTAAAACTCCCACAAGTTTTTTCTACGACCACCAAGCCGTCAAAGACCACGGAAACGGCATAGCCCTACAAGACTTAACATCCTTTATGGAATCATTTAACGACTATGTGATGAGCCGTATCAAAGGTGTTGGTGCTGACCAATATATGAGGTCAACAGGTCAGTTGTTTGAAACTTTTACTGTTAAAGAAACAGTTGATGAACTGTTGGCAGAGTTGGCTGACACTATTGCTTACACCAATTTTATTGCTATCAAAATGATAGCACTATCAAATGCTATTAAGGATAAACAATGAAACGCATAGTAGTGCTATCGGATATGCAAATACCTTTGCATAATAAACCTGCAATAGAAGCAACAATAAAGTTTGTTAAAGACTACCAACCTGATGAACTTTTTTGTGTGGGTGATGAGGCTGATTGTTTAGCACCGGCACGTTGGTCTAAAGGTTATGTTGCAGAACATTCTAATCTGCAAAGAGATTTAGATGAGACCACTCGTATTATGGGTAGGTTCCGTAAGATGATTGGTGATAAACCATTTCATCTTATGCGTTCAAATCACGGCGACAGAATACAAAGATACATTGAACGCGATGCGCCAGCACTTGCATCATTGCGTGATTTAAAATACGAAAAACTTTTAGGCTATCGTGATTTGGAAATCACTTACCATAATAAACTGTGGAACTTTGCCCCAGGTTGGGTGATGGGACACGGCGATGAAGGTGCAACATCACGCTACGCAGGTGGCACAGCAGTATCACTAGCAAGAAAGATTGGTATGAGTGTCGTCTGTGGACACACACACAAACAAGGAATCATACATCACAACACATCATTCAATGGTAAACAAACCTCATCCTTGTATGGGTTTGAAGTTGGAAACATAATGGATTTAAAACAAGCCACATATTTAAAAGGTGGAAGTGCCAACTGGCAAAGCGGCTTTGGAATTTTATACATTGACAAAGGTAAAGTAACACCAGTACCAGTACCAATGATAGGTAACTCGTTCGTAGTAGAAGGCAAAACATACAAATGGTAGAAGACAAATGGGTAAAAGATGTTGTTGAAATAGCACAAACATCAGCCTATGTAATCACACGTAACTACAAAGGTTACGCCGAAGCAGACGATGTCAAACAAGAACTACTTGAATGGTCACTGAAACGTAACGACAAAATACAAGAATGGTTAAACGAAGACTTATCAAAACAAGAATACCGAATAGGTATTAAACGTTTAGCAAAAACATTTAACCGTATGGCAGATAGATATTGTCGTAAAGAGAAAGCCAAAAAACTTGGTTACTCAATACACGATGAAGCATTCTATTCAACAGCAATGATAGAAGAACTGTTACCTATGGCATTCAGTTCAAACATTATAACCAAAGACCCTGCAACAGAATATGTTTCTAATGGTGGTGGCGACCCTGCCACAGCAGGTTCATTTCTTGCCTCAATGTATGACATACGTATAGCGTTACACAATCTTACAATAGAAATTTATGAGATGATGCGTATGCGTTATGAAGATGGTGCAAAACTTGAAGACATTGCAGCATACTTTGATGTAACAGATTCAACTATTAGCAGAAAAATTAACACAGGTATTAAACAGATGAGTAAGGAACTTGGTGGTGAATCGCCTTGGGTTTAAGGGTTTACACTGGTGGAACTTTTGATTTGTTTCACATAGGGCACGTAAGATTGTTGGAACGTTGCCGTGAAATATCAGAAGAATCAGGAATGGTAATAGTATCATTGAACACTGATGAGTTCATTGAAGAATACAAAGGTAAACCACCAATAATTTCATACCAAGATAGGGCTGAAGTGCTTTCATCTTGCCGTTATGTTGACAAAGTTATACCAAACTTTGGTAACGAAGACTCTAAACCTGCAATCATTGAAGCATCACCAGACATAATTGCTATTGGTTCAGATTGGGCACGCAAAGATTATTACAAACAGATGCAGTTCACACAAGACTGGTTAGATAAACATTCAATAAGTTTAATTTACATACCTTACACAACTGGCATATCAAGCACAGAAATTAAAACAAGACTATGAACATACTCATAGCCACAACACCTGAACGTGAACATTGGTTAACTGATTGTCTTAAATCTTTTGGCACAACACCTGTAACAGTACGCTCAGACTATGGGTTTGAATTGGGTAAAATTAGGTGGGCTTATGAGAATACTAACTGGGATAGATGGTGGTTCTTTCAAGATTCTGTGATAATTAAAGACCAAAGTTTTTTGCAAACAGGTTGGGATAAAGGCACATCATTACCATTATCTAATTGTCCAACACCTTTTGGAATGTATCTTGGTATATATTCGCGTGCCACATTGGACAAAGTTGGTATACCTATTGCACAAAGTAAAGAAGATGCAATCAGATATGAAGTTGAATGGCATTTAGATTATTGTCGCCACGAATCTGTTGAAGTAATGTTTCCTGAATTAACAGACCATAATGCTAAGGGCACAGAGGAACGTCACGGGCGTATCAACCTTGTGTTAGAAAACGATTATCTAATAAAATATAAAGGCACTTGGACTTAACCTTTTTGTAAGTTCCATTTCTTAAAAAATAATTCTTCATCAACCTTAGTCATAGCCATTAACTCTTGGTTATCACGTGTTAGTTCGTTGCCGTGTATATGGTGCACCATAGCAGGAACGTGTACAACACCTTTAACTTTACGTGCTTGCATATCTAAATCCCTGTCACCATACCACCATTTGTAATCCTCATCAGGTCTCACATCTGATTTAACATCTAACACCCAACAGTAACCACACACATAACCTTGAAAGGGAAACGGATAACCTAGCGTTGCGCCTGTCCCTTTCATAACCTCTGCGATACGGCGTAAAGGATTGTTAGCCAACTCAACATCGTCATTTAGCACAGCAACATATTCTGCGCCACGTTCAACAGCATAATTTATTCCTGTGTTCCACCACTTATGTATATTAAACTCGCCATCGTAACGCAAGTTGATTGCGTCAGGTACATCTTCGTCAGGTAAAGTGCGAACCAGTATTCTTTTACTTGGTTCAATGTCGCACTCTTTGAATATATCTTTTAGGTATTGTGTGCGTGCACCCGTTGGTATAACTAACCATAAATCAGAAGCCACGACTAGCACACTCCTCATCTAAATCTTTCCACTTCATACCACGACTAAAGTTAGCAGACACCTCAGCAGGCACACCCTCAATCAAAGTCTGATACATACCCAATCTTTTAATACGCTTACCCAAAATAGCGTTCTCCTTATTCTCCTCAGCAATCATACCCATATACAGAATGCTATACATCAACTCCAAAATCTGCCAATCCTTATGATTAACAGCCAACATCTTACAAGTCATAGCCACAATAGGGCAAAGTTTCTTAGTAGTAATATCATAGATTAAACAGAAGTCATCATAGATTTGTTTATTGTAACCAAGTTTTTGTAACTCATCAAAATACCAAGAGTCCAACGGGTAATCTATGGTGCCGTCACGCCTTTCCACATAAATACACCAATCGTCAAACTTACCACGACCAAAATAAAGTTTTGTTCCGTCAGATAAACGTATCTTAGTAGTAGCCATTGGCTTTCCTAAACTCTAATGCTTTAACCCAAGAACCATACCTGTCCATAACATATTTATGTGAAGCAATAAGTTGAATACGATAATCAGCAGACTTCTCAATACCAACCAAGTCCCAAGTTTGGTCAATGAACTGACCCAAACCATAAGCCGTAGATTTCTTGTTTTGTGCGTTAGGATTCCAAGATGACTCCAACATAATCAACTCTTCTAACGCTTTGTATTCTTTAGCCGACACCATTGACCTCGCGTAACCCCTAGCCGTATCTGGTACACGTTGATACTTTATGGGTGATGAAACATAGCCTGTAACAATTTTGTTTTCTTCTAACGGCTTATCAGCAGGTATCATAAGAGCAAAACCAATACCAACAATAAGCATACCGAGAATAAATTTTAGTTCCATTTACCACTCCTGTTTCTAATCTTGTATCTGTCTGGTTCGTTAGTGCCACCCCAAATTCCTTTCAACTCAGGGTCTTTTAGCGCGTAGTCTAAACATTTTTGTTTAATCTCACACCTATTACATATTTTCTTTGGGTTCTGCACTTCAGAGAATTGACCTTTTGGGGGAAAGAATAACTCGGGGTCAATCTCAGCACACAACGCGCCTTTCCAATAGTCTCTTGCTATCCACTCCACTTGTATTCCCCAATGCTTGTTGTAGTTTCCACAAATTAACAGCGTCCTTACCTAACTTAACAATATGTTTAGGTGGTTTCATCTTTGCCCCCAAATAAGAAACGCTAACAGCACAACACCAAACGAGATAAATAACTCAACAATCATTTGTCGTCCTCACTCGTCTTAAAATCGTCACGACAATCATCACACCACTTACCCTGCAGATAAGTTTTAGTGTTCACTTCACATATTTCACACAACAACAAACTCATTTAGTTTCCTTTCTTAATCTTTGTAGGCACAATTATTTTTATGATATTCCATAACATCACGACCACAACCACAACAAACAAGTCGCTTACTATCATCATATATATAGTTCATTTCGTTTCCTCCTTGTTACACTCGTTGTCACAACTACAATACCAAGATTTACTACACACATAGCAAACCCCATAACTATCTTTGTTAGATTTCTTGAACATCAACATCATCATAATCGTCCAAGTAATCGTTAGCAGACTCAAGCCTGTCAGTAATTAACTCGTATGCGTCCTCGCTACTATTAGCCTCAACAGTAACGTGAACACGTGCCGTCCCTCTATATACTTTTGCCATTATATTTTTATCCTTTGCAAACAACCATTATCTTTAGCCAAACTTATTGCCTGCTGTTGCGCTTCGTCACGCGTGTTAAAACAATCGGACACATCTTTGCCCCACCAAAATTGGTGCACCACAAACTTGTCACCCATTTGTTTTACCCCGTATGGTGTTGTCTCATATATATAACTCATTTTATTCTCTTTAATATCGGCTTAGTATTATCAGGCACATCAGGTATCTCCATTAGTGCGTCCCATAGCACTTGTTGGTTCAATATGATTGAACGTAACATATTTTCTAGCCTGTCAAAGCGTTCATCTTGCGTCATAATCGTCCACCTCATCAGTCCAGTTAGCCTCAATCTGGTCGTGCATAGCCTTATCAAAATCGGCGTCATTACACACACGACACCCATACCCTGACCAAGACGTGCCACAGCACAAGATAGCGTTATCTAAACTATTCATCAACCACCCAATCGTTAGAATTAACATACCTTTTGCAATCACACTCTAAACAAATATCATATTTGCCGTCAGTTGTATCACCAGCATTTAAATAATTGTGTTCATCTTTATTGTGTGTTTTTATATATTCTTTAATATGGTCGTCATTAAACATATATGTATATGTGTGTATCATTATGCGTCCACCTTTGCAAACTTACAATCAGGTTGATGAGCGTCATAAAAATACTCCATACACTCAATACAATTATGGTTCTCGTCATAAATAGTTTTACCTAATTGTTCAAGACGAAAACTATCGTTATCGTTAGTGTCGTGCACACACCACACTTGTTTATCTTTAATAAAGTGTTTCATTATGCGTTCACCTTGCAATCATCATAAGGGAAATATTCTTGCTCTTCACAAGTGCAAAAACCAAATTGTTCAACCTGTGTTTTGTGAGTTAGTTCTGCTAACTCTCCCCAACTAATTGACTCTTCCATTATGCACTCACCACCATATCTATAGTAATCTTGCCTGTTTCATCAAACTCGTCAATATCCATATCAGTAGCAATACGATAAGCCTCATCACTATCGTTAGCCTCAACAATAGTTTCATAATCCTCAACCATTTTTAATACAACTTTATATTGTTTCATCTATCCTCATCAAACTCAATATATTCAATATCAAGTTTAGTCAATAATTCTTTCAACTGACCAACCTCAATACCAACATATTCCTGCTTAGTTTTGCCGTCACTAAGGGTGTATTGCATTACTGGTTTAATTTTCATTAAGCACTCACCTTAGTTAGTTTATTTAATGCAATAGTTAATTGTGAGGTAAGTTCAAGTTCATTATCAAAAAATATACCCTCACCTTGATAACCATATTCCCAACCACCTGTATCGGTGTTGTAAATTGTGCCGTCAGGAAACTTAGACTCCTCTGTCCACGAACAAATACGCCAACCCTCTTGTTCGTCAAACACAACAACATAATGGTATTGGTTCATTATGCGTCTATCTTGTTATCGCTCAACACTTGATTAACAGCGTCACAAAAATTATCTGTTGTAGCCCAATTATCCATAGTTTCATAGATAGTTGTCATCATCTCATCAGTAATCTTTGCCTTAACATTATTGTCAAGATAATCAAGGTCTGCCTTAGAATACACATCAAAAAATATGTCCTCTTCAGGGTTATATTTTTGTAGTATTTCTATTGCTTGTTTTGCTTTCATTTGCTATCCCTAGCCTCTCCTAATTAGTAGCCGTTATGACCACTAAACCCAGTATCCTTTGCCCCCGTCACGCCTGTCAAGCACATTTGTATAACAATTTGATAACAATTAGCACCTATGCTTACGAGCCAACCTCGTAGCCTCCTTGTAATACATATAACCCCGTGCACTCACGGCATAGGTTATCGTTTCACATTTTTGACACCAGATTACATAACACGAACCCTCGTCACGCCTGTCAATCGTTAAGTATTCTTTCAATCTTGCGTCACCCATAGCGTCCCGTCCCGTCCCTAAGTAAGTGAGAGCCAGCGTGTTAGGGGCACGCTAGCCCTCTTGTCAATAAAACCTAGATAATCCCTAAACCTTGCCCTAATTTGATTACAACTACAGCGAACGCCCTTAGTATCGCGTAACCCATACCAACACACAACACCGACACAACGCCCACATATACCCACTCACCCAACGGGGTTAGTCTTACACTATCGCTACGCATAAACCCCACCAATGCGCTCAACATAAGACGCCACACACCTATCCAATGCCTCATCAAAAGAATACCCCTCATCACTACCCAATGAGATATATTCGCGCTTGATAGATGAATTAGGTGTCCAATTATACCCACCCGTGCGCCCGTCCTTAATTATGTGCCCGATAACCCTATCGGGGCGCATATTATTATCAAAAATAAACATAACGGCGTGGGTTTCCCACTTGTGGCGCGTGCGCCTTGTTTTAATGTTATCCATACCCTAACCTTTCCCTAACTAATCGCCTACCCTAAGCGATTAAGAATAGCCCCAACGCTCACCGATTGGGGCTAAACTTAACGAATTAGAGCCACTCTTGACTAATCTTGTAGCCACCCTCTAAACCATATAAAGCAATCCCCAAAGAGTGAACAAGGTGAAAGCCCATATCCATACCACACCCACCAACACGCACCACCCTTTGGCCGTTCTTCTCGGTCAATGTGCCAACACCAGAAACCAAAGACACCCACCAAGTAAGGTCTAAAACTTGACCCTCGTGAGATGTCACCACTTTCATAGTGCGAGACATACCAGAAGCCGACACACTCTTTAGAATTGTGTACGCCGTTGGCTTTTGTTGCTTAGCAAATACAGAACACAAAAACTCTTGAGCCCTTTGAATTTCTTTCTCTTTCTCTGTTCTTTCCTTTGTAATCATTTTCTATCCCTAATCTATTTCTAGCCCCTAATGACTAGACGAACACCCTCAAAACTATCACGCCTTGAGGGCTATCGTCAAGCAATTAACTAATCTTTGCTTCGTACTTTGCTCTAATACTTTCAAGCGTTGCCTGCTTCAAATTAACCAACGCCTCCATTTTAGGCTTCACTTCTTCGTGAGCCGTCTTATAGGCCTCAAACTTTGATAGAGTGCCCCAGATTTCTTCCTGACGCTTTTGATTGCTCGCACTCAAAGCCTGACGCTTATCGTGTAAAACCTTGTAAGCCTCGTCAATCTCGTCCGAAATTTTACGATATTCGGCATCAAGATTATCAAAATCATCTTTCACGCTTTGCTTCCACAATTTTTCGGCCTCTTCCAAAGGCTTACGATAATCAAAAGCAACAGCACTAGAAGATTTAAGAACCTCTTCCACTTCAGACTTAAAACGAGACTTCAAGCCTGAAGGTAGATTTTCGTGCAGTTCTCTATCCTTCTTATCTACCCAAACACTCCAATTTACTCTTTTACCCATTTATTGCCCCTAATCTATTCTGACCTCATCAGTGGACGCCCTACGCCCAAACCCCCAAAGGGGTTTCGGTCTAGTGATTATATAACGCGTTATGAACATTATCAAGGTGACGATTAAGGTCTAAACCACAACCACCTTGTAATAGCCAAGAGTTCCAATCATAAGTATCAAGAACTATGTCTATTACTTCATCACTATAATCAACCTTGAAGTAATCCTTAAATGATTTTTTAATATCTTTCACGAACTTATCTTGCTTATTCATCTATTATCTCCCTAATTTATGAGCCCCCTACGGCCTCACAAAAAGAACACTATCACACCCCAATCGTGAGGTGTCAAGTCTATTTGATATTTATTTATGTGAGATACATCACACCCTAACCTACGCCTCGGTAAGTTACGCTTCGGTAAGTTACCCACCCGTAACCTAGCCACAAGTTGTTCAATAGATAGTCGCCCCACAATCATATATAACTAAGCCAAGCCCCTTACATATTGTGAAAGTTTGCACAAACTACAGGCACTATGCCCTAGATTTTGCCCCCTAACCTAACCCTAACCCTCAACTACAGGTTGAGACTATTCTTTGACGGGGGGTTTTAACATTACGAGCGCGACACCCCTCCACTCTCTACCCATATATTTTTTCTAAACCTTGTTGGGTGGGTTTTGGGTGGGGTGGTTTTGGCCTATGTTGAGCCTGTGTGGCTCAAGAAAGGCTTGTGTTTCCGCAGGTCAAAGAGGGTGCGGGAGAAATTGTAAACTCCCACCCTTGTATATAGTAGAGGGGCTTTTTAAAGCCCCGCCCCTCTACCGGCTTGAGGCCTTTCAGGCCGAAAGCGGCGCTTCGCTTGGGGCTTCGCGCCGCGACCGAGTGTTAAGCGAGGTCGCTCACTCACTACCTTCGGTTCGCTCCCGGTAGTGAAAACTAAAAATTTTTTTAACCTTATGAATAGTTATGACGGGCTATTTTTATACCTAGAGGAGTTCCTAGTCTTATGCCTAAACAGCAGGACAGTCTCCATCTACGCCTAGCGGCTGGTAAGACTCTTGATTCTAATGAGTCTAAGTCCAGGCTGCTTGAGATGATAGCCAAGGGTTTCAGTGTTGAGGATGCCTGTAAGGCTGTTGGTAAGTCTTCTAAGACTTTTTATTATTATACTAAGTCTGACCCAGATTTTGACCGTGAAGTTAAACTTGTCCGCGCCCTTAAAGCCAGGGGTGGTCAAATCTCTGATGAAGACAAAGCAATGTCGTTTAGGGATTTTCGTAAAGAGTTTATGAAGTCTGAGACGTTTGCTCATCAGCAGAACGTTATTGACCTTATTGAAAATAATGACCCTTCTTGGTTACACCCAAGTATGTTGTTTGAGCAGGGTGTTAAAAACTATGTGCTAGTTAATATGCCTCCTGAGCACGCCAAGTCAATGACAGTCTCAATTGACTACATCACATATAGAATCTGTGTTGACCCTAATGTGCGTATCAAGGTTGTGTCTAAGACACAGACTATGGCCAAAGAATTTCTTTACGCTGTTAAACAGCGTTTGACTTCCCCGTTCTATGTGGACCTTCAACGTAGGTTTGCACCGGCTGATGGGTTTAAGGCCACTTCTGATAAGTGGACCCAGGACGCAATTTATATTGAACGTGAGTCCGGCGAAAAAGACCCGACTCTTCAAGCACTTGGTATTGGTGGACAAATTTACGGTGCCCGCGCCGATTTGATTATTCTTGATGACTGTGTGACTTTGTCTAACTCTGGTGAGTATGAGAAACAGATTAGATGGATTCAACAGGAAGTCTTAACACGTATCGGTCCAACAGGTAAACTTCTCATTGTTGGTACCCGTGTTGACCCTATTGATATGTACCGTGAACTTCGCACTAATGACAGGTACCCTGAAGGTAAGTCTCCTTGGACTTATTTGGCTATGCCTGCGGTTTTGGAGTTTGATGAGAATCCTGAGAATTGGGTTACTTTGTGGCCTAAGTCTGATAGGCCTTGGTCTGGCGACCCTGTGGACCCTGATAAGGACGGCCTCTTCCCTAGATGGGATGGAATTAGACTAAAGCAACGCCGCAGCGTTTTGGATGCTAAAACGTGGGCTATGGTTTATCAACAGCAAGATGTTGAATCTGAGTCTGTGTTCTCTGCTGAACTTGTTCGTGCCGCAGCGAATGGTATGAGAGGTTGTGGTCCGCTTGTTGCCGGTGCTCCTGGTTATCCTGCTGACACTTCAGGCTTCTACACCGTTTGTGCTATGGACCCTGCTATGTCGGGTGACACCTTTACGGTTGCTATTTCTGGTGACAGGAATACTAAACGTAGGTATCTTCTTGATGCTTCTCGTATGCCTGCACCAACTCCGCAGCGTATCAGGGAAATAATTTTTCAATGGACGGAACGTTATAAGCCTGCTGTTTGGGTTATTGAGAAGAACGCTTTCCAATTGTTTCTTACCCAGGATGAAGAAATTAACGCTTTTCTACAATCACGGGGTATACGTCTTGTACAACATTACACGGGCAATAACAAGATGGACCTTGAGTATGGTGTTGCTTCTCTTGGTACTTTGTTTGGCAATTTTGGTCCGGATGGCAAGCCCGCTAAGAACGCTCTTATTGAGTTTCCGAGGGCAGAGTCAGAAGGCGTTAAAGCACTTATTGAACAATTAATTACTTGGTCTCCTGGTACAAAGAATAAACAGGATGGTCCTATGGCTTTATGGTTTGCCGAAACCCAGTTAAGGGATTATGTGAACCAGCAAGGTAGTTATGGCAAAACTTGGGTTAGAAACCCTTTTGCTACACCAATTGATTTAGCCAAACGACAAGTTGTTGATTTGGAAGAGTATGCAAGAAAACAACGAGCAGCCAACGCTGGCTGGTTTTAAGGAGTAATAACAATGGCACCAAAACCAAAAAAATCAAGTAGACCTAGAGATATTTATGATGTTAGTTCTGAATACTATCAAGGTAAAAAAGAAAAAAAAGGTAATAGAACAGCATTTATAAATGATGGTACCGGATATTTAAGCACTTCTTATACTCGTAATGGCAAAAAAGAGACTATGACTAATTACGATGCAAGAAACGCTAAAGGCGATTATATGAAATTTGAAGTCCCTAGAGGTTCAGCAAAGACTGCTCAAGCAGAACGTGGTAAAACACTTGGACGTGCTAAAAAAGTTGAGACATCTATTAAAAGAGCAGCCTCAGTTAAAAAACTTGCTACTAAAACTTCTAAAGCAGAACGTAGCAGAACAGAATCACGTAAAAGTACTCCAAGAAAACCTAAAAAGTTATACTAAAGGATTAATGTGGCAAGAGACATACAAGATATTGCTAATGCTTACCAACAACTAAAACAACGATACGCAAACCGTGATTCACGTTGGTCTGATGTTTTAGAAGTTCGTAAAGGTAACATTAACCAAGTTTTCCCAGGACTATTCCCAGCCGAATACCCTAAACCTATGGTGGCAAACTTTATTGACGTTGCCGCACGCGACATCGCTGAAGTAATTGCACCTCTTCCTGCTATTAACTGTTCAGCAACTAACGCTGTATCTGACCGTGCACGTACCCGTGCCGACAAGAGAACAATGATTGCTGCCGGCTACCGCGACACTTCACGCCTACAGGTTGAGATGTTTACCGGTGCCGATAGATATATTACTTTTGGTGCCCTACCTTTCATTGTTGAAGCAGACTACGATAACAAAACCCCACGTATCCGTTTAGATAACCCTTTCAACTCATACCCTGAGTTTGACCGCTTTGGTCGTTTGCTTTCCTACACAAAACTTTATGTTAAAGCCGCACAAGATTTAGTTAACGATTTCCCAGAATATGAATCAGTTATCCTTGGTAAGTTTGAACAACGTGGTTCTATGCGCCCTGTACAACTTGTGCGCTATATGGACAAAGATGAAACAGTTCTTTTCTTACCTGAACGTGGTAACTACATTTTACAACGTGCCAAGAACCCTCTTGGTAGATTAAACGTAATTTTTGCTGTAAGACCTGGTGTTGATTCTGATGAACAACAACGTGGACAGTTTGATGATGTTCTATGGGTGCAAGTCGCACGTGCCCGTTTTGCTACTTTACAACTTGAGGCGGCACAAAAATCTGTTCAAGCACCCTTTGCGTTGCCTTCAGATGTTAACGTCCTTGAAATGGGACCTGACGCAACTATACGTTCCGCATCTCCTGAAAAGATTCGCCGTGTTGATTTAAATGTGCCCCCTGGATTATTTGCTGAATCACAAATACTTGACCAAGAAATGCGTATGGGTGCACGTTACCCTGAAGGACGCCAAGGCGTAAGCCAAGGCAGCATTGTTACAGGTCGTGGCGTTGAAGCCCTTATGGGTGGATTTGATACACAAGTTAAAACAGCACAGTCTGTTTTGGCTGAAGCATTAAAGCAAGTTTTTGAACTTTGCTTTGAGATGGATGAAAAACTTTTCGGTAACTACGAGAAGACGGTTCGCGGCGTAGATGCTGGCGCACCGTATGAAATCACCTATACCCCCAACAAGGATATTGATGGG